GGGGAAAGAAAGGTTTAATTCTCTTTCAGGTCAATTGATCTAGGGCCCCTAAACGCCTACCGGCTATTTATTCCCTAATTTAAGAGTTTTCACCGAAGAGGTGACATCCTCGAGACCCAATTCTTTATACAGTCTCTCACCAGGATCTTCTTGCTCCTTGGCTTCTCTAGCATCTCTCTCTTGTTCATCAAGGATGCGAGTCAGGATCTTCCTACATCCCAGCTCTTTCTGAGCTCGGGTTAGGGCTTCGGACATGAGCAGGGTGCGGGCTTGAGAAAGCCCCACCGTTACAGAGGGGGTCTTACGACCATTGAACTCCCAGACAGCCTCTACCCACAAATTTCCGGTAGAGACCTGGCTCACGGCTCCATTTGCTGTAAAAGTATAGATCAAACCCACATAATTATCATCAATGGAGGTTCCAGTTCCAACAGCAGTTTCTGTATTGAACCACTTTCCACGGTCAATACCGGACAAAGTACAGTCATGACAGAAATCTTCGTAACAGGCCCCAGAAGTGTAATTACTGGCATTCTGAGACTGAGCCTGCGTTAACGCAGCGTTACTGTTGAAGGTCGGATCAGCGATGAATTGCAGCACAACTTGGCCTGCAACAGCGGTTGACACATAGTGCTCATACCACAGCACCAGCTTCTTCAACTTATACTTTTGGAAGAGCTGGGCATAATTGGACAGCCACACAAAACCTGGACTGCCGGGGGACACCTGAAAAGATACAGGACTAGCTTGCTGCTGCCAGGCACCGCCAGTAGCGCTAAAGGCTCCAATGGGACCTATAAAATCTACTGAATGTACAATAGAACCATCACCTTCCGCCGAAGGATAGGTGGCAAAATACGGGCGGAGATCCTCAGTACGAGCAAAGCTTATAGGGGCATTTGCTGCACCAGCAGTGTTGCGAGAGTTCATACTCGGAGAGTTCCGGTTTCTCCCTTGGGGGTTCCGACGTCCTTTGCGTCTCTTCCCTTTCTTCTGCCCCATCGGGGTGGCAAAACCAAGAGAGTCCGCAGCGTTGCCCAAGAATCTGACAACACTGGCAACTTTGCCTTTGCGACTGCCAGCATACGCTTTGGCAGCACGAGATAGCACCTTTGTGCTCTTTAAGCCGTTCATAACTATCGGTAAAACGGATGCTCCAGCCATTCATCTAAAAGATCGGTATCATGATTACAAATTGCCCTGTAATCTGGGAAAGTGAAGGTTTAAGGTTCCTTCTTCCTCCAAGTCAAAAGATCAGGACTTGAATGTCGCCTCACGAACTTGATACGAACATCAATCGCAAGGGGCGCTGCAGGGCGTACTCCCCGCGCGTCTCCCATACGGGACCTCTCCGCCACAAACTCACTAAATCCTGTCCTGCAGGAATAGCGGCCGGGCTGAATCAACCCCAATGCCCTTACTTGCGGCATAATAAAGGGTGTCCGAGCCAACCGATTCAAATTGACCCGCCTTCGGGCAGCTACTGCCTCAGGCCTAGCTCTATTCGCTAGCCTCTTCGCCTTTTGGCGCGAGAGCACTTTCTCTACGGTTGGGGCACGCACCTCCAACTCAGTTTCCTCCTCATCCTCCCTTATCCTCTTAAGCTCAGGACTGTGTCTAGACATCATAGTCGCCACTAGCCCCCTTAGTTATGGATTGGGGTCCTCGGACTCGGACACGGTTATTATACTCCGTCTCCATCTGGGCATAGGCATCCTCTATCTGGGTGTCCTCTACTGTCTCCCAGCGGGTGGTATCTTCATACTCTTCCGGCTTCCACACAAAATCATGCTGATTTTGTTCCTCGTGCCAAGCGTATTCCCAAGCTTCTCGCACGGCAGCATCACTGTACTTAATGTCTCTCATCTCTCCTCGAGTGAGGGCACTAATTCCTCCTCCTACTCGCACTTTAAAGTGTTTGGTCCTGGCTGCAGCTCTGGCCAGAGCCGATGCCTGAGCCCACGCTTTAAGGTAGGCTGCCTTTACAGAGGCAGGTAGGGGTAATACTCTTCCTTGGTCCGCCACAGGGACTACCTGTGGCACTGAAGGGGTAAGGCGCACGTTATCTGGAACGTACACCGGTTCTCGGATCAATGTCCCGGCGGGATCCTCATCCCCCCAAGCGCCAGTAGGCGCCGGGTAGAGAGTCTCCATAGCTTGTCCAGCTGTTTGAGAAACAACTGCAGCTTTCAACTTCTGGGGTATGTCCATCGACTGACACCGAGGATCATACATATTCTTGATCTGCGCTATCGTGGGGAACTTATCGTCAGTGAAAACCCACTTCGTTCCGGGCCCCGCTATTTGGGCAAAGTCCGTCTCGTCTAGGTCCTCCGATTCCATGGTGGCTCCAGGGGTAAACCTCTGCAGCTTAAACACATCGAATTGCCTCATGGCGACGGACATCAATGCGGGATAGGCCCACAAAGACGTAACAGCCAAACCACGAGCTCGTTCCATCCAGGCGCGCACGTGCGCATCACCCTTCAAAGATTTCTTTGGGGTCACGCACTGCGTTATCGCTTTCTCCAGTGTTACCACTGGCAAGTACACAGGTCCGTACTTCTTTAGCCTCTTTCCGAGAAACTCGAAAGGGTACTCGTTCTGTTCCGGCCGAAAGTCATGCCATACATACGGCTTGAATCGAATTCCGGTCCTTTGGGCTAGTATCTCCTCGCACGCTCTAAACTTTTGAGCGGGGGTGCCTATCTGGTTGGGGTACGCATTTCTTATTATTACATAAGCTGTAGTGAACCCCACTTGATCAGCCTCAGGTGTTCCTGGTAGTCCGGAGTGGACCTGATCGACAGATAGGTAAGTTATGGATCCTTGAACGACAACCACCTGCGTGAAAATGTCGCGGACAGCCTGAGCAGCTAACTTTCGCAGCCCTTCGGGAGTTTCATTACCTAGTACCATGGCCACATGTTTAACCATGGGCTTCTGGAAACTAGATCCTAATGACATATCGCAGTGCTTAATATCCAGATCGGCTATTATCACCACTCGTGTCGTGCCAACCATCTCTACTATGATCCACAAGCCATCATCAGAATATCCGATAGCGTAGACCCCGGGTGGGGCATTCTGGTATTTATCCAGAATCCATTCGTACAAGCGTTGGGCACCTCCTGAGTTCCAACTAAATCCATGCGCGTTGCAGGACTTAGGATCTTCCCAAAACCCTTTCAAGGCATGGGAATAGGGCTGGAGCACTGCAGAGGAACAAAAGGCTTTACCTCCATTACTGGCGTAATAAGGTCTAATCTTCTCTCCCCAATCTGCAATCTCATAACGATCCAGCTTAGCCATAACGAACGTAGCAAATTCACCAGGGTTCTTCACGGCATACTGCTGCATCTTGTTTTCCTGTATCAGTTGGTAGTACTGAATAGCATCTTTAGTGATCTCTTCAGTAACCTCTCCCTTCTTAAGCTGGCGTGGAGCGCCAGCTCGGGCTTGGGCATTTATGGGCACTTTCTTAAGTAAATCGAGGAAGGAAATCTCCTTCCATTTTGGAACTCTCGTAGAGTCCCAGGGCAGCGCTGTGCACAGATCTTTAAACTCTGAGTCCGTTAACTCAAAGGTTGGGTGAGGTTTCGATTTTCCCTCCCGTAGGCGCTTTAACCAACCTACGTTAGGCCCAGAGCCGACATAATACTTGCGAAGCACGGTTTTAAGCGTCTCGTAAGTAATGTCCTCTTCCTCCCTCCAATCCGTCCCTAGGCTCTGCAACAAAGCAATCCAGATCGCGTCTTGCGGCACGAACTGCTGCTGTACCACATGAGTGAGTAGGTTCTTAGGGCCAGCTCCTGGTTTGTAGTACGGGTCCTTATCAGACCGTTGTAGCGATGCAACAGGCTTCAATGTCGCTATTCCTTGCAAATAGAGTTTTATCTCTTCATACTTCAGCATAGCTGGCATAGCCGGTGGGACCCACGCAGTCTGCAGCGGTCGTGCGCCAGGTTGAGTTCCCTGGTACGCGGCCACAGCTTTCGTGCTTAGGTCTCCCACTGCGCTCAGCTTCAACATATCCTCCAACAACATAGGTTCGGAGGACATGTATCGGGCTGGCAGTGCCTTCAGGTCGTTCCCAAACTTCTTGACTCCTGAGAGCCCGAGTTCAGTCATCAGAGTTGACACTTCACGGCTCTCATTAATGAGTTTAGCCATGAACTGCTGATCGTGCTGGAGTTCAGGATCCTTAGCTAAAGCACGCTGAGTTTCCTTACTCTTATTCTTCAGGGCCTTCAAGTAACTGGTCTTCTCCAGTACTTCTTCCGTAGTTAACGGAACAGGCTCCTGTTTCTCCTTCTTCTTATTCGAAATTGCCACCTCTAAAATTTTGTTTACGTTATTAGTATTAGTTTTCTCCATAGTATCTACCGACGGTGTCATGGTTGCATATAGCCCTGCAACCTGGGCAACACGCCCGTGCCAGTGAGTGAGCCTAAAGCTCCCTGAACCATTCAAGGTTAAGGGAGTCATAGGACCCTCCCTTCCG